TATGGCAGAAAATCTCCTGGAATGCAATGCGCCCTGCCTCTCTAGTCACGATGGGTTCCAGGAAGACTGTGGTCAACAGAGTTAGCAGTGTTTTGATGTTCTTAGTAATAATATTCTTGGAATCAATGGTGACAGGAGATCCTACCGTCCCGCTAGGAGTGACATTCCCTAAGAATGGTGCTGATTGAGGCATTGAGAAGTGGGGATACCTCAGATGAGGATCTACTCCAACGGAAGGATGCACAAGATAGGTGAAGTGGTTCCTAGCCTGATCTGTTGTCCCACTGAGACTGTCAAACAGAATCAACTGGTGTTGAATTGGCGGATGAGTGACCCCAATGATTTTCATATCCCAGCCAATATTTCTCAGGTCTTCAGTAAGCTTTGTCGGACAAGTATACTTGTCAATATCAACCTCCACTCGATTCCTGCCCCCATTCTTTGCCATGTCGATTCTCCATGTGTGATTCCTAGTGTCAGTTTCAGTGATCCTTCGCAACAAGTTCCGGACTTGTGCCCATCTCATGTTTGATGCCACTAGGAAGTTGATGACAGATCGGGAATTCGCAAATTTCTGGATGAACTGATCAATGATCGAGATAGGTGATGCAGCATAGATTGCTGAGGCCAATTTTACATCAAGAATCCCCCCGGAGAGAATTGTCTCGACGTAGGCATCCTTGAAATCTCTTGAGAAGGCAGAGAATAAATCTCGGATCTCTTCTCTCTTTGTACATCTGCGAATGCATTTTTTCAATGCCTCCTTGAGCAAAGAACTAGGAGATTTAGGCCTTTTCACCGGTAGTGCGTAAGGATTGTCCATCAGGAGAATGATACTTGGGTTCGGATCTCTTGAGAATTCAATGAATCGTCTCATGACCTTGGCCACCTCAGGATAAGAATCCTTCATCCACATATACAAGGACACGCACGCACAGACCAAGTCAGATTCAGATCTCACAAACATGTTGTGCAGAAAGATGGTAGGGAATCCCCCTAGTCCATTTGGAACTAGAATGAGTCCTGTCAGCTGGTCGTCCGACAGCTCTTGATATTCAGACTCATAGAGAAGGTGGCTGTACGTCCAGAATAGCGCAACTCCATAAGACCCTAGATGGTTGATCCCATAAGAGCGAGAGCTATGAGCATTACTAAATGCAGAAGCAACATAATCATCCAGCAGAGGAAGGAATGCGTTGTTAGCTCCATAAGATTTCTGGATTTGCCTAAACGAGCTCGTCATTGCAACCTCATTGACTGTGATCTTCTTGGAGAATGCCAAAACACTTGTAGAAGCATAGCTTTCTAGCACTTTCACAGGATGCCCAAAGACAGCCAAACCCACCTTCAATGATTCCCTCAATTCTTCAGCAATTATGTCCATCCCCTTTTTCTTCACATCGATATCACGGACGAGGAATCTTATCCTGACGTCATCCCCCTTGCAGAGAACCTCGAATCGGTAGGGACAATCTCGCAGAGCATACTTGATCTGCTGGATGTAGACAATCATCCAGACTTCCTGAAGGAGTCCTTCAATACCTCCTAGTTGTCCATCCCAATGGTAGTTCTCGGTCCTGCTTTCTGCATGGAACAATGTGTTTTCAAATGCTGCATGAGCCTTAGAGAATAAGGTGGTATCTGTCATCTTATCCAAGACACCGCTCATCAGGGGAGCCACAGTGGTTGTAGTGAAATTGTTATTCCACCCCAGTATATCGACGCAGATGATCAAGGCCGTCATTCCCCCTCCGTGAAATCTAGTCTTAGAGAACACATAGAGCTTTTTCATCAACTGGAGCTCAGAAACCACTAGAGCTTGATCTGATGAATATTTCTCCAAATATGATTTCGCGAATGTCAAGATGACCTGATTCCTTGCCCGACTCATGTAAGTCTGTGAACCGAAGAAACGAAACTTGGTTTTCAG